ATCTTTTTAAAAAAATTTAAATGTATAATATATATTATACACCTAGAAGGTTCCGCCATCAATTGTAAAACCAGCTAAAACACTACTGTTTCCATATAGGGCACCAGAGATTCCAACACCACCTGTGACGACTAATGTTCCAGTTGTATATGAACTGGACGCAGTTGCGGCGGTGAACGTAACGGCACCATTTGCAGCTAATGAGGTAAAAGCACCTGTTCCTGGAGTTGTTGCGCCTATGCTAGAAGTATTAATTGTTTTATTACTAAGGTTTTCAGACCCAGCTAAAGTAGCTAAAGTTCCACTTGTTGGAAGGGTTAACGATGTTGTTGCGGTTGTGGTAAGAGTAGTATTATGAGCACCTGAGGTTTCAAGATTTCCACCAAGAGTAATTGTCTTAGAACCATTATTTACACCAGTGCCACCATAGGTTGGTCCAACAATTGTACCCTGCCAAACACCAGATGAAATTGTTCCAACAGATGTCAAGCTAGAAGCTGTAACCCCTGAACCAAGTGTTGAGCCACTAAGAACTGATGTTCCATTAATGGAAAATGCTTTTCCTGAAGCAAGATCTAGATGCTCTGAAGAAGTCCACGAGTCTGTTGCATCAACCCAGTTAAATGTTTTATCAGTAGTTCCTTTAAGAGTAATACCGCCACCGTCAGCACCTGCATCAGTTGGAGACCCTGTAGAACCGAGCTCCAAGTTCTTATCATCAACTGTGACTGTTGTTGAGTTGACGGTTGTTGTAGTTCCATTTACCGTTAGGTTTCCAGTAATTGTTACGTTTCCGCCTGCAGCTACGTCATTAAACTGAACATTGCTATTTGTTGCCACTTCTTGACCAATTGCAATTGTTGCGTTTGACCCCTCTCCTGGAGTATGTGTAATGGTTACACCTGTTCCAGCAGTAAGGTCTGACATGTAGTTACCAGTAGTGTCTGTACCAAGAGCAACGCTGTTTGCCGCAATTGTTGCCGTAATTGATGCGTTTGCGGAGCCATTAAATGAAGCAGAACCAGTGACATCACCAGTAAGTTCAATCGTTCGCGAGGTGGCGAGGGTCGTGGCGGTATCTGCGTTTCCAGTAACATTGCCCGTGATGTTTCCAGTAACGTTGCCCGTCACGTTTCCTGTTAAGGGCGCCGTAACACTCGCAAAGGTTACGCTAGAGCCAGTACCAACTGCCTGACCTATAGCAATAGTTGGAGTTGCTCCTTCTCCTGAGTTATTACTGAGTGTTACTCCAGTTCCAGCAACTAGTGAAGATACATAATCACCAGTCGTATCAGTTCCAAGGGCAACTGAGTTTGCAGCGATTGTTGCTGTCAATGTTGCGTTGCCGAGGTTTGTAACAGTAGCACTACCGCTAAGGTCTCCCTCTAATGTTATTGTAAAGTCGGCAACATCAAAATCTAATGTATTATCAGTATCGTCGTAGCTTACGCTAATTCCAGATTCTGTGTTTGAAGATACCATTGCTCCAACAACATCTGCTACAGCCTCATTAAAGTCTGTAACTGCTGTAGATGCTATTGCAATATTTGTTGATGCGGCAGTTGTTAAACGACCCTGTGCATCAACAGTAAATGTTGCTACTGCCGTAGCTGAACCATATGAGGCTGCTGTTACTGCTGTATTATCAAGATTGATTGTAACTGTATCTGTTGCAGAAGCGACTGATGTAAGACCTGTACCGCCAGAAATGGTCAAAGTGTCTGTGCCAGAAGTTATCGTTTGGTTAGCGCCACTGTCTGCAGCTACCGTAAACGACGTTGCAACGGCTCCAACAGCAGTATCGACATATCCTTTTGTTACAGCGTGTGTGCTGGAACTGGGAGCCGGAACTATTACTGTCCCTGAAAATGTTTTATTACCAGAAATTGTCTGAGTGCCAGTTAGTGTTGCAAAAGCTCCGGGACCGGCTATTGCAAGGACGGACGTTGCATCTCCGCCCGAGTCACCTTTGCCATAATAAAGTGTTTCATCAACCTCGTTAAATGCTAATTCAGCATTTTTTAAACCAGACGGAGCGCCAGATGCTCCACTTGTTCTTCTTTTAATTCTAATTGTATTAGCCATTTAAAAATTTCCTCCATCCGTAACTTCTTTTTCAGGCGCATTGACCCAAACAGCTCCGTTATATCTTAATATATCATTGTTCGCAACTGAACTGATAGTAACATCAGTTAAACCATTTAAAACTGATTGTGTAGTTATAGCTGATTCTGCTGCTATAATTCTATCTTTAACTGTTAAATGCGATCCAGCTGGACTAAGACCCAAAACTGTCTCAATAGCTTCTACTGCATCATTTAGGTCAGCATGCTGCTGATGATGTGGCACTGTAGCTGAGTTTAGTTTATCTGTTGAAGTTGGATTAACAAAATTATCCAATGTACCAGGATATAGCGTAGGCATTGTTCTCCTTATAGGCTAAATATTTTATATTGGTCATTGTTCCAGTTAATTGTAACTGAAATAGTTTCTGCTGTAGCAGATATGGGCAAACCAGTGGCTGTATCAATATAAGCTATTAATCTAGATGTTGAGGCAACACCTGTATCTCTGTAAATAACTAGATATGCAAAACCAGAATTGCCATAATCTTCTATTGTTATATTATCTGCGTCAAAAATACCAAGAGAAGTTGATTTTTCAGTTAAAATACTTGAAGTTGCAGCAATAGCATCATTAGATATATCTGATAAAAATTGATCGGTATTTAAGTTAACAGAATAATTATTTTTTACTAAAGCAATTTTTATTGTATTATCAGTTAGATCCAATAAACCCTCAAGTAAAGCTTCTTTGGCTTTGGCATAAAGTGCATTGGCCATCATGGGCCAACTTCTGAAGAAACAATTAACCTATACTTATAACCTGATTCAAAGTATTCTTTATTATCAGTATTATAAACTGGAGTAGCGTCATCGGATGGAAAATCTATGTATACATCAGCTTTCCATGAATGCATTGATATTTCTGTATCTACAGTTTCCCATCTACATGGTGTTTTCTGTATTTTCTTTTTTTGAGCCTTAAAATACTTTGAGGTCAAAAAGTTTGAAGCTGGGCGAGAGCTAAAGCTTATAGTAACTCTTCCGTTGTTTTCATCATTATAGATATAAAAACTACCAGTTAAAGGATCTGTTGAAATTATGTAAAAATCTGGATTTTTTGCTAAAATCTGATAACCAGTCTCTATATCCACCCTAACTGATTTATCTTCAACTAAAACCTCATTAAGAACAGTACCCTGAACCTCCTGGAGAATAGATGGTGTAGCGGAATTGGTCTGACTCGCAAAATTAATTTGTTCTTCTGGAATAGTTAAACCAGAAGAATCTACTAAATTAGCTACTTTTATAATATAATCTGAACCAGAAGATAGTACAACATTCCAATAAAGAGTTAAAGTTCTACTAATCTGATTATAATCAGTTATTGTATTTATAGTTCTAAAAGCAGAACTAATTTCAACTGGTGTAGCAGCATCAGTAAATAATTTAAAGTTAGCGTTTACTAAAGAAGCTATTTTTATTGTTCTACCAAATTTAATATTAACTGTATTAACAGTTACGGTAGCGTTGTCTATTAAATACAAGCTCACTCAGTACACTCCATTAATAAAACCTAATTTAATAGTAACAAACCAAAACAAATAAAAGCATAGGGGGTAGCAGATTTCTCTACTACCCCCTAGCTATAGGGTTAAATCGCAACTATAACAACCCTAAGGTCTATCAGGTTGCCTCGTTGGTAACCATGATTTCGTAGTTACGGCTTAGTCTGACATTCTTGGCTACAGTAATACCTTCACCATCACCTAGCATTACGATGTCATAGCGCTCCTTCATCTTCAACGAACGAAGATCGCGGCTTGGATCATCGAATTGGTCGGTGCTCATGTCGTCCTTAACCAGTAGTGTACCTACCTCGTTACGGTCAATCAGGAACAAATCTGACTTAGCTGCATTTGCACCACTCTTAGCGGTAAAGCTTACGAATGGCGAAACAAGGACGTTTAATCCCATTGGGGCTGTTGCATTAAGAGCGCCCTGAGCTGACTGAGGACGGTAACCCCAACTTGTGCCAACAGCAGAAGCTGCACCGCCGGCGTGGAAGATGGAATCCTTAAGGAATACCGACCACATTAGGGGGTGAAGAATAAAGTCTGTTGGTACATGATTTTCAGCCATCAGAACAGCAGCCATATCTACAATGTTATCCCAGGTAATTGTCTTATTGGCAACGCCGTTAATGTCAAAACCTGTTGTATCATCATATGAACCACTATCATTGTCAAAAACGATAGTAGCTGCGTCCTTAAAGCGACTAAGTGCTATTTGCTCTTTCAAGCGAGCCATGGCACGACCGGCTGCACGAACATGTAGACCGACAATGTCCCAAAGTGAATCGGCAATTACCTCTTCTGTAAAGGCGAGCTTAACGCCTTTCTTTGAAACCTTACCTTCTACCTGCTTTGCAAAAGCGAGTGCTTGCTCTGGATACTCTTGTCCTTCTGGGATCTCTGCTGCTTGGATTGCATTGACTGCTGGGAACTCCAAAGAGCGCCCCTTGCCGAGGCGAACTGTAGAAAGAAGAGGCGTAACCAGCAATTGTGGCTCAGCTGCTTCTCTTAGCGTACGAGAGAGAACTTTGGGGAAAAGAGCTGCTGCGTCTGGTGAAGCAAAAGCCTCCTTAATGGTTACTCTATTGTCTGCATCGATATACCCGTCCTCAGTCATTGCAGTCTCCCAAGCTGGGAGACCACAGAGGAGCTCTTGGATTGTCTTACTCATCTTAGGAATATTCCTCCTGTGTTATTGTTTTGATTAGAGTGTCAAATTGACGCGGAAAGCACCAGTGACATTATATACATCTAGGTTGGCACGGATACCGAGCTTGCCCTTATGGCTTCCGCTACGAGTAAGTTCGTATACGGTTTTTAGTGCACCTGGATCTGATGGGAGCTGCATGTAGCTAAGGAGGCCATCATCGAAGTTTGTAGCAAACTTCTCAACCTCAATAACCTTACCGACCTGTAGGTAGGCGTATACAGCTGAACTGTTATAAAAATCAGCTGCAGCTGCAGCCACTGGACGTCCCATAAAATCAGAACGGATTAGTGACCCAACTGTTACATCGTCATTGATACCAGCAACCATGGGGTACTCTACATAACCATGGGTGATAAAGCCAGCACCTTGTGATGTGCCCTTATCAAATGGCCTATAGAGATCATATTGTGCGCAACCGATAGGAATTGAACGAGCCGGAACTGTGACTGTGTCACTTGAACCAGTTGTTGATGTTGGTGTAGCACCGTCTAGTGGATTCCAGCTTGGCATTACATCA